TCCTGTTGAGGACATCATAGAGGGGCTGAAGATAGTCAAGAGCGGAGGCCATGCAGTTGTCTCAATTCCAGACTGGGTTCTCTACGAAGGACGAGTATGGCCCTCACGCTACAATCCAGATCACAAAAGCACATGGAGCTTCACGCATGAGTCAAGTCCTGCAAAGCATCATGTCTATATCCCAAAGTTCTTGGAACACATCAAGCCATACGCATACGCGAAGAGGGCTATGCTGATTGACAATAATTACAACTACACACTAAGCAAAGACACCGACCAGACATTTGTAGAAGCAAATGGAGTTGAGGCATTTATCGAGTTAGTTCTATGCAAGCTGTAATAGTTCGCGCTAAACGGCAAGCAAAGGAAGTCGATAAACTTGTTAAGCACTGCAAGAGATTGGATGGAACGAGAGTCCTAGTCATTGACGCTTGCGACAAAGTTAAGTCATACCCAGAACGGAATAATCACGCACTGCATCAGGCATTCGGGGTGATGAAGGATAAGCCTTTCGTTTGGCTGGAGCCTGACAGCATTCCGATAAAGAAAGACTGGATGCGAGAGTTGGAAGCTGAATACATCAAGCTAAAGAAACCAATCATGCTATCCAGCGACTCCAATCCTCCACACGATCTTATCGGAGGCATCGGGGTGTATGGCGGAATAGCTCGCAAGCTGATTCCTGTTGGCATCGAAAAGATCGGATGGGATGGATGGATTATCAATCACATCAAACCACTGGTATCATTCACCTCACTGATCCAGCATTCATACGGAGATTACTCAAGAGGATGCCAGCCTCACATGTTCCCTAGAGACAATAGGATGATACGAAGTAATTCCGTGATCTTCCACAGAGACAAGTTTCAAGGACTTATTGTTTAACCGTAAACTGCCTTAAACTTGCTGAAGCATTGCTTCCAGCCCTTGCTATCAGACTTGTTGTTTGGATTAAGAGCTTTCGTCGCAGTTGTGCTGTCTAGGTTCAGACGCTCCCGTGCAAGAGCTAGAAGCCCCATCCCTGCGTCCGCAATGTCAGGAGAGATACCGAACCGCTGCTTCATTTCAGACTTAGGTAGAACCTTGATACGAAGAGCGAGATTCTTTTCTCCGTTAGGATCAAGTTTCCGCATACACATCTCTCGCATCAGATCGTCGCCGATACCCTTGACCTGACCAGTCCGCATATATTCCTTTGCGGAATACCAAATCTCAGAAACAGAGTTGACATACCTATCGTGAGACGGAGTTGGATCGTAGGCAGACACGGGTTTTTCGGATGCCCTGCCACCGAACTGCAATCCGTAAACATCCTTTGACCAAGCTACCGAGATGAAGTCTCCTAGTGGACCACCAGCTCCAGACTTGTCGTAGCCTGCGTTCTTAGGCTGAACACCTCTCGCTAGACATTCATTACGGAACCACTGCACAACCTGCTGCGATCTTGTCATGGATTGGTCGGTCACATCTTCTTGAAATATCAGATACTCGTCATACTCCAGCCCTTTGTATCCGTGGGGTTCTGCGAGTTTGCCTACAGTCCCGAAGTAAAGAACTGTTCTATCACCACCATTCGTGAATGACGGATCGAGGAACGCAACCTTAACCTTCTCGTTATCCAACCATACAGCCTTATCAGTTGCCTTAGAATTTAGTATCTCTATTTCTGAGTAAATCTGATCGGTAATACCTGCTGGACACCAGAATCCACGATACATCCTCCAGAACGATGCGGTATTCTTAGCCTCCTCTGGAATCTTCTCAAAGTCTGCCGGACCTTCCATCCAAGAATAAATTTTCTTTTTGGCAATCATGTTCGGATTCTTTACACCATCGAAGTGCAAGCAGACTCCACGAACCGTATCCCATTGCTCGTCTTCAACGGTGATGGATTCCCATCCGTCTTTAGGTTTGGCGAACTTGCCGAAAGCATCCACATACGAAGCAGGGTTAGAGATACCGATGAACTGGAATCGTTCGCAACCCTTGGACAAGTTAAAGAACGCAACCTCGGTGATAGCCTCAGATAACTCTGAAAGCTCGTCAGCAACGAAGATAACATTCTTGTTGTGGATACCCTGCATCTTACCTGTAGCGTCACGCTCCTTCTTCTTCTCGCCGGGGATGAGGACGATGCCTGATAGGTCGGAACGCTTGCCGTCTTTCGCTACATAACTGATCTTATTCTCGGAATCCACCAACTTGCCGGGAAGCCCTAGTTGCTCGCAGACTCCCCAGTATTTCGTGATCTTACCCCAAATACGCTGCTTGGATGCTTTGATCGTAGTCGAGGTAGCAAGGACTGTTGTATTCTCAGGATCGGCTATGTAGTTAATGATAGCCCAGATTGCGTAAGCCTCCGACTTACCGCAGCCACCAGAGCCAGCGATAGCTAGGTATTCGTGATCGCAGGCAGCTCGTATCATTTTTTCAGCCCAAGGATGCCAAATGAAATTAACCGCTGCCTTGCTATCCTTCTCCGGCCAAAGAGCGATAGCGATCCGTTTGAAGTGATGGAATATATCGTATCCGCCAGTATCCTTCGGAATCCTGCCCTTAATCTTTTCACGAAACATCGCAAGCTCGACAGCTATTTGATGTGTTCCTTTCTTCCAGTTGAATCCGTATAAGTGAAGATAGCCCTCTATGGGATCACCGTAAATTGGCGCTGAAGTCATTTAGCTCACTTTACAAAAATATAAAACTCTTTCAATTATTTCTTGCAAATAAGTCATCTTATAGTAATCTGGATTTAGTGATGAACATACTTGGTGATTTTCTTTTCAAGAAAACAAACGCAGAACTTTATATTGACGAGCATCGTCAGGCTGTTGTATTTGATATAACTGTTAGACCTGAAGATTATGTCAATGGAACAAACAATCACCCTACAAAGTCTCCTCTTGCTTTGGCTCTGCAAAGGTCACTTGACGGAACTTCGTATCGGGTGGAAAGAGCGGGTCTTAAAGCTCTCATTATTTCTCGCGGTATTTACCAGTTTGCTTACTTTATGCCTCGGAGGGTGTGGAGGAAGGTAAGCTGCCTAGAGTTCGGTGACAATCCACCATCCTCACCAATCAAGTTCACTGCTGAATTTGAGATGATTTTTTAATCCTATGAAGCTAGTTATACCTGTATCCAAGCATGACCGTCATTTGATTCCGCAATTCATCAAATGCCTAGATAAATATCCGATGGGGACTGAGCATGATCTTTTGATTATTGGCTCCAAGGAAAACCAAGAAGTCATCCTAGATTTCGAGAAGCAGATCAAACACCTGTTCGACTCTTCAGAAACTCACATCATTGCAGACACGATGCTAGGTTGGCCGATGTCCTGTAACTTCTACTTCCAGCAGGCTTGCGCTCATCTCCGCAAGGATAAAGAGCTAGATGCCTTCATGTGGTTTGAGTTGGACACGGTTCCCGTCAAAGAAGGCTGGCTCGATTTAATCTCTTTCGAGTATTACTCAGACACAACTAGGGCCGTTAAGGAGAAGCGTGATCCAATGATTTACCTTGGAGCCAAGGAGCGTGTCTATGAAGGAAGGAATGGCGAGCTAGTTCCTGAGTCCGTAGCAGGACACAAGATGGCACAGGTTGGAGTGTATTCCACAGAAATATGCGATGCACCTGTATTGAATTCCTTGTCTTTAACTAACAGGCATTGGACGCATGTAATCCAATGGTATGTCGTTAAGGAGTTAAAAGATTCTCCGCTGATTCAAAACAACTGGAGAACAAAAAATTATCGCTATTCTAGCGGACAAATAGTATGTGATTCGGTAGCCAATTTAGCTTGGGATGTTCATTGGAACAAAGCCGTAAACGAGGACGCAGTTCTCGTTCACGGATGTAAAGATGACTCGCTTGTTAAGTTGTTGTTGAACAATAATAGCAATGAGGATATGAAGATTGCAACGAACTTGACAGTTGAGGAAGCAGAAGAGATCGCCGATGACATTGAGGATAAGGTTGAAATAACCGAATCTGAACTTGATAGGAAACTAAAGATTTACCAAAAGCGACTCGCCAACTTAAAGTTCTTCCAAAAGAAAACCCCACAGGAAGAAAATAAATGAGCGATAGACTAGAAACACTTTCAGCTAACGGGAAGCCTCCGGTATCCCGCATTAAAGACGCTAAATCAGCCTATGAGATTTGGGAGACTCTACGACGAGCGGATGCCGTCTCGGCATTTGACCGCAGCAAGATTGATGCTGCATACGACAATGAAAGACCTTACGACGAACGCGCCCTCATCAATGCTGGGCAATCTTATCGGGTTAATGTATCGTGGGGCTTTGCAAAGCAAGTATTGGATACTGCGCTTGCTGGTTATGTAGATGTTATTAACGCACCGCAGACATTCTTCCGTTGCCCTACACTTTACGGAACTCAGACGGAGCGTGACGAACTAGAGCAAGTCGTAGCCCAAGAGGTAACGGCAGCTATCCGTTCTTGGCGTAACTTCTTCCCAACCTACCTCAAGCTCTGCAATAGCTTCATCAAGCATGGTGTTGGCATTGCTTTGTTCAACGACGAATGGGATTGGCGCTGGAAGGCTACGGATATGTCCGACTTTAAGATTCCCCGCAAGACGGAGATCGGTCAGGACAACATTGATGTAGCCGCCTGCTTGCGTTTCTACAGCCCTACACAGCTTTATCAGTTGATTAAGGACGAAGAGACGGCAAAGATCAACGGATTCAACATCGAGGCTTGCCGCAGGGCTATCATCTCCTCTGTCAATAATAACAACAATTATTACAACTTCCGCCAGTATGACTGGGAGAAGCTGGAGATGGAGCTTCGCAACAACGATCTATTCTTCACGACTCAAGCTGCGAACCAACAGTCAATTCGCGTTGTCCACCTGTGGGTAACTGAGTTCGACAACCGTGTATCGCACTACATGATTAACGACGACAACGGAGTGCAAGACTTCTTGTTTAAGAAGGTCGGTAGATTTGAGAACGCCTACCAAGCCTACACCGTATTCACCTACGGAGTTGGAACGAATGGTTACTATCACGGTGTTCGCGGTCAAGGCTACGATGTCTTCGCTATTAACGGTGCGCTAAATCGTGCGTATTGCT